CTTCTTGATATAGAAACCCATTGGCGTAGTGCCATCCCAAAATACACTGTCCTCAATGACGTTTGGGTCAACCGCCGGGCATTTATCGGCAATCTGTACATTGTGTTTGACCGGTGTTAGGTTTATTCTGTCCATCTGTATTGCAGGTTCAATAATTAGCGTGTAATTTCTTTTGTTAGATATGCCATTACCGCGCGTACAGCCTCAGAACTATTGGCAACCGTGATGTTTGGCTTAATGTTACGCACCCTTGTCTCAATCCGTTTCAAGTGTTGAGCAGACTGCTTGCTGTTTCGCATTGACCTACCTGCTGAACCATCGTCACCTATCTTCACAATGAATGGGTTAAACATTGAGATGAACTTTTGATTCATGAATCGGTCACCCTCTGCCACGATATTCCATTCAAGTTGACGCTGAACTGACCGCAATCCCAAGAAGTCCTTGGCCACAGCCATACTCAACTTGTCACTACCTTCATACATTTCACCCGTGTACCGGCCTAAAAACACATTCTCCCCATTCTTTACAAACCATATTGAGGAAACTCTTCCAACCCCTACAGCACCCGTTGCGAGCATCAGTTGTTTTATCGCCCAAGTTTTGCCGCTTCCACACGCTCCAATTATCAGTACAGTCTTCATTCGTTGTGTTTATCAGTAAAGTTTTCATACCAAGCCACTACAAGCATGGCTCCGACAATCATTGACGCTATACAAAGTCCTATTTCGTGTAACATTCTGTAAGGTATTGATGTTCAAATGTTTCTATGCGAAACTGCCTCAGTGTTTCCCAAGCCACTCCACCTAAATGACCACGTTTTTCATAGTGTTCCAACTCCTTGTCCATTCGGTCAATGTAATAGCCAACATACCGCTTGCCCCACCGGTACTTTTTATATGCGCAGAGTGTCGTTTCAATGTCAAAGATATCACCATCGTGTGTCCGCAACAAGTCAACAAACGCATTGTGTAGCAACTGAGCCGTGTTTTTAGTCAGTTTCTGCTCCACCAAGTCATCCCTACCAATGGCAAAGGCAACACCGTTGCGACAACTCTCAGCCTCCATCATGTTTAGGTATGCCGGCTTGGCCGTTACATCGGTGAGTTTGTTCAATACCTGCAGGTAGTTGAATAGGCTGAACCTTCCAAAGTATTTGATTTGACTGACCTTTGCGTAAATGTCCTGCGCAGTGCGTCCTCTGAAGTAAGCACCTTGGTGTGTCTTTACCAATGACCGGTATGACTTGAAGCAGTCAATGAATTGGTCGTTGCTGCGGATACGCTGCCTGTCTGTTTGAAAAACCAAGTCCTGTTTGTACTTTGCCCACCATCGTGATAGCCGGTTAACATCCGTTCCAATGTAATCAGGAAACTCATTGTAGATGAAGAACACAGTAGGTGCGCAGTAGCACGTACCATATAGGAACGCAAGCCAATACCGCTGTTCCATCGTGAGTTCAAACCGGTTGGAAAGGTAGTTCAGACACGTTACACCGGGGTCAATGTCACCTGCCTGCCTGCTTTGATTGTGGTATTCAGTGTATGTTAAAACTGACATTGTGCTTTACATGTGGCTTGAGTTGTATTCCGGTGAGATTTGACCTTGAAAGTATGTCCTGCGTTGACGCGAAGATGGTCTGTGTTACACCGGTTGCTTGGTATAGTGGCCTGTTTTCATTTCTCAGAGCAGTCAATGTGTTGTCGGTTAACAGCAAGGCCGCGTAACTGATTGCCGGATTGCGCAAGAAAGTCTCATCATTCCACTTATCCATGAGTATGTATCCGTCATTCTCGTGTGGTATTTCGCAATCAAATGTTTCGCGCATCTCTTGTATTGACAACTGACTGATGACGCCGTTAAACGCAAGGAAATTGCGCCCGTTGGTCAAAGGTTGGTTGGTGTTAAGGTCATCCGGTGAACCGCTTGTGGAATACCGGATGTGTGCGATGAACACCGTGGGGCGTTTGGACGTCAATGAGCCAACGAAATCACCAAACCGGTTAAACTTTTGAGTGTCAAAGGTGTCGGTTGCCTTGTCGTATATGGTGTAACCAAAGCCATGAAGGCCGCGTATGCGTGAGTTGCGCAACAAAGCGTGGACAATCTCATCGTCATACTCACCGATATATCCAACTACAGCACACATCAAAGCGTATCAATCAAGGCTTTGATGAGTATTCCACCAACGTAGTCACCACGCTCACGTGCTTGCTTGACTAATTCAACCGCTTGCTCATAGTCCTCAGGTAGAAATTCAATCTGTATGGCCTTTCTTACACCCTCACCCATGTCGTCAATCTGTTTTTCCACGTCATCGTTGTCCAACATGGTGTAGTCAACCCCTGTAGGGTTGTGCCAAACGTCAACACCCCAATCACTCAACTCAGCAGTATCCCAAGTGTTTGCGAGGGCATCCCAATCCCATTCGCCAAAACTGTTGTTGTCTTTGATGATGAACTCTTTTTGTTGCTGTTCGGTCAAGTGTTCCGCAACAAGCACAGGAAGTTCTTTCAATCCGGCCTCACGGCAGGCCTTCAATCGCATGTTTCCACCCAATACGACCATATCACCGTTGACCACTATTGGCCGGATGTCCAACATTTGTGGAAACTCCTGAATGGATTTCACGAGTTGCTTGAATTTATGGTCTTTGATGACGCGTGGGTTGGTAGGGTTTGGCTTAATTTGGCCAATCGGTATGCGCTGTATGTTCATTGTGGTTATTTTTATTGTTGATTTGGTTGTTTTGCCTGTTTTAATTGTCGTTTGAACTCATCAATGATATTCCTAATGCATTCGCCGCAGTTCTTTGCGCGTCTGCCGGTCATTTTTTCAAACCATTCCTTGGTCATTGCGACATGCTCACGGGTGTAAACACCTGTAACGGGCAGTGTTTCGATGAACAACTTGAGTTCTTTGTACTCATCGTCTGATAGGTTGTGCCTGTGCCACTTGCCTAATGGGCAGGAAAAAAAGGTGTAGCGTGTCTTTTCTTCCATGTCGCAGCCACATAACCTGAACTTTTTTTTGTTCATGGTGACTAAGTTTGCTGCGTCTGCCTCATCTTTCTCAGCGTCAGTGAGGCGTTTGCCCAAGTATTTTGTGCCGCAACTGACCGTTTCTTTGCGAAAGTGCTTGCAGCTATGGCAAGTTGTTAAGCGGTGATGCCTAACTTCTTGAGGTACATTGAAAAACCACATTGTTTTTTATCTTTTTGATTGCGTTTTCAACTAATCGGTACAAGTGTTTCACCGGTATGCCTGTTTTATCACTCACTTCCTTGTAACTAAAGCCATCAAGTATGTATAGCCGCAGCATAACCGCGTCAATCTCAGGCATCAACATAATGTAGGAGTCAAGATATTCATTATCAATCCGTGAACCTAACCACGGTTGTTCCTTGAATTCGTTGTGCCTTTGGCTGTTATCATCCCATCGAACACTGTACTTGGTGTACTTTACATTGTACCTACTTGACATATCCTTGTAATTATTGTACAAGGACTTGTTTACATACCACAGTAGTTTGCCCGTTACAGCCATCTGTTCGGCCATCTGACGTTGATTTTCCAATACCTTCAACAGTGTTTCAGATAAAAGGTCATCACCCTTGGTGGTATTCTTCATCAATCCGTGTGCGTACCGCCGCCAAGTGTTGTAATGTTTGGAAATTTCTATGTCCAACTGTGTTTTTATTGTGGTAGTATCACATTTCTGTCGCAAATTTGCACCAAACTTTGTATATTTGCAAGACATGAGGCACATTTTGAACGAAATAATACACGACCACTTTGCCGGGGTTGGTGATTTCGCCTCTCAGATGGGGGTGAGTCGTTGGACTGTACAGCGTTGGAAGGCTGACCCTACAAGCATTCGTGTGAAATACCTGATGAATATCAGTAGATTGACCGGAATACCCATAGAGAACATTGATTTAACAAAATAAATTCAAAAATGGCAACCAATTACACACCAAAGGACAATAGTGGTGTCCTTTTCTCCAACAAGGACAAGAAAAATGAAAAGTCACCTGACTATTCCGGCAACGTAGTTATCAACGGGCAAGAGTTACGCTTGGCCGGATGGCTCAAAGAGGGCAAAAACGGAAAGTTCATATCACTTTCGGTCAGCGTAGACAACAAAACTGAGAACAAACCAACACCAACTGTGCGTCTGAATGACGAGTGGGAACTGTGATTGAGTTTCTTCCCAAGCAGAATGAGTGTTTACGCGCTTTGTCGTTGGATGAAGCGCACGAAGTTGTGCTGTTCGGTGGCGCAGCCGGTGGGAGCAAGTCATTCACCGGTTGCGCTTGGCAGGTAATGAGGCGGTTGAAGTATCCCGGAACACGTGGTTTGATTGGCCGTTCCAAACTTGATAGCCTAAAAAAAACCACCCTGCGCACATTTTTTGAGGTAGCCAAGATGATGGGGTTGATTAGTCAGGTTGACTACAGGTTCAACGGTGTGTCCAATACAATCATTTTCTACAATGGCAGTGAGATTATCTTGAAGGACTTGTTCCAATACCCATCAGATGGCAATTTCGACTCATTAGGGTCATTAGAAATCACAGATTGGTTCGTTGACGAGGCATCTCAGGTGAACCGGCGCGCCATTGATGTACTCCGGTCACGTGTCCGGTACAAGTTAGTTGAATACAACCTTCAACCCAAAGGTTTGCTCACGTGCAATCCTACCAAGGGGTGGTTGTATCAAGAATTTTATGCCCCTTGGCGCGACCAATGTTTGCCTTCACACTATACTTTCATACAGGCCAAGCCTTCAGACAATCCGTACTTGCCGCCATCCTACGAACGCACGCTGTCGCTGCTTCCTGAGATGGACAGACGCCGTTTGCTTGAGGGCGATTGGGAATATGACGAGGCAAGTGACCATTTATTCAAGACTAATGACGTGTTAGCGTGCTTCAGACAACCCGAAATAACCGGAACACTGTATATTACAGCAGACATCGCGCGTCTTGGTAAGGACAGAACGGTGATTTGCGTGTGGCGCGGCCTGTCGTTGGTGGACATTTATGAGATGAGAAAGGCAAGAGTGACTGAGGTATCACAGAAGATACTACAGTTGATGACCAACCACGCCATACCGGCCAACCAAGTAATCATAGATGAAGATGGAGTTGGTGGGGGCGTCAGTGATATAGTGCGTGGTTCGCGTGGATTCCGCAATGGTTCCAAGGCAATACACCCGTTGAGGTTTATCAATCTCAAGGCTGAGTGCTATTTCAAGTTGGCTGAGTACGTTGAACAAAGCAAAATTGTGTTCCCTATGGCATTCCGTGACGTTATTGCTAAGGAATTGGACATGATACGCCGGTCAAAACCTGATGCCGACACCAAGTTGAGCGTGATAGGCAAAGATGAAATCTCAAGAGAACACGGTGTTTCACCGGATTATGCTGACGCTATCATGATGAGGATGTACGTTGAGTTGCGCCCCAACTACGGAAAGTACAGCTACATATGAGAAAGTTGATAACCATTCGTGGTTCTATCAGCATCTGATTTTTTTTTTCATTCTATTGTACAGATTCTGTGACGCGTAAGTGTTCAGGTTGAAAACTTATTTCGCCGGGTGCGAATTTGCACCTATATTGCGCCCTGTTATGCAAAGGCGTAGCAAGTTTTAAGCAAAATTGATGCAAAATGGTGGTAAAGTCAGCCATTCCGAACACTAACTGATATGAAAGGGTGTGTAAGGCCAAGACTTTCGACATAAGGTGGTGTCGTAAATCACACAAAGTTCATTGACGTACAAGCGAAACACAGCAACAACGCCAACAGGGGTGGCCTATGAAGATGTAGGTGCGGTTCGAATCCGCTTGTTGCGCTAATTAAAACCCAATAAACCCATGAAAACTTCAAAAATTTCAGCCGGTATGTACACCGGATTGTACAAAAACACGCGTTTCACTATCTATTCCGATGTGTACGATGGCCGTTCAACTAAGGAATGGGCATACACCATCCAATTAGAACACGGTGTTACAACGCCTGACGACATTTATCCAACCAAAGCAATGGCACTACACGCTGTTCAGTGCGAAATTGACAACAAGGTTGCCAAAAGCCAAGCGGCATTATACCAAACCATTGCCGCGTCTGCCTCTTATCAAGTTTCGTTTCAGCAAAGTGGTGTAAGTATGGACATTGCCTGTTACGATGACTACAAACTTGCCTCACCGCCGGAATCAGACCTGTGTAAGTATTGTGATGAGGATGAATTGCGTGATATAGCACGCGACAAGTCTGCTGAGTATTACAAGGAATGGCAGCAGGATGTGGACAAAATCACTGCCGCTATCAAGGCTCTACACCAAAAGGTTAGGGGTGAAGGCTTTGAATGGGATGAAATGTATGCCTTTGTAGGTGAGATTGAGAACGAACTTGTTGCGTTTCATGACGCAATAGAGGTGGAAGTGTTCAACGATGTCAAAGATGATGCAGGCCTATGCCGCAACTGTCACGAAATTGATGAAGCGGACATGCGTGATGACGACTAAAATTCAAAAACCCCAATTTTTTCAATAGTAAACAATCAAAAACCCAATTTTTTTTATGAAAACCTCATTAGTATCAACCGCCGCAGTTACGCGTGCAATCGATTCATCAAAGGATGCATCAATCTATCAAAATCAACTTGCAAATGACTTGCAAAAACTGCTTGAAACCGGTATGGACACCCTTTCACGCTTGCGTTCTCACCACGTTGAGTTGTACATGTCGGCAAACAACTTGGAAATGACAATGTCTGAAGTGGTTGACAATCCTCAAACACTTGAATTACCAACGGATGAGTCACTTGAATCTGTCAATCAGCATCTGTGCTTTGAAAATGAACGGCTTGCACGCGCTCTGCGTGACCTTTACACGCTAATTCAAGTCAAGTTACATCCAATGACTGACTACGCATCAGATTTGAAAGACAACATGAACTCAGTTGCTGCCGTTGAGATTGATACGGACAGCATTGAGGGTTCATTTTACAGTGGGAGCATCACTATTGACCGCGCTGACTTTGATACCGACATGGACGACTTGTCAAGGGACTTAAAAAACGGCTTACAAGACATTACCGACAAGCATTCTGAGTTGAAGCGTTTGTCAATGGCCATATTAGACAATGCGCTTGGTAGTTTGACCGTGAATACTGATGCCGGCACTGTCGCAATCAATACCTACATTGACGCAAACATTGATTCGCTTGATAAAGTGTTTGACGAAATGGAGTCACAGATTGTAGGCGACACCATACCCAACGGATGTAGGGTTGGAATACTCACTGACGTTCAATTAAATCACGTTTAACAATGGAAACCAACTCAAGCCAAACCATACCACAGGTCACGCTCAGATATCACCGCAGTGCTGTCTTAGATTTTGAAATTCGTGACTCAGTTGCCGCAGCCAACGCCATCCGGCATGCGTTTTCACCGGACACCATTGACTACTGCGAATCATTCGTTGCTATTTACATCGATGGGTCAGGCCGGCCAATAGGTTGGCATCAGATTTCATCCGGCGGCATGACGTTCGTGGCTGTTGACATACGTGTTATCATGTCGGCGGCATTGGTAGCAGGTGCTACACGGATAATAGTGGCTCACAACCATCCGGCAGGCACATTAAAACCAAGCGATGACGACAAACGAATGACCGAAAAAATCAAGGCAGCCTGTGAAATCTTGGACATTGCGCTACTTGACCACCTAATTATTACACGCGAATCATACTTTTCATTTTCAGACAATCAAATCATCTTGTAAAATCAATTAAAACCCAATTTATTATGTTACAAAGTTCTGTTTTTCTCAACAA